AAACAACAACCGAAAACAGATATTGAGGCGAGAGATTTAATCCATCTTGAAGTGACGCGAATTTGGGTAGAAGAAAGAACAAGGAGACTTGTTAAGACATGAAAGAAACGACGATAAACCAGACATTGAAAACATTTGAGCTTGAATTAACAGCAGCGCATGTTGAATGTATGCTTGGCATTGAATATCTCGACAATTACAATCTTGCTGAATGGGGAGAATTGCGTTATGCCAAACTAAACGATTCTGGTTTCGACTTAAGAGCCGCAATTGATAAATCGATTTATTTAAATTATGTAAACGGACCGATTATCATACCATCTGGTGTAAAATTTCAAATTCCATCAGGTTACGAAGTGCAAATAAGATCAAGATCTGGACTTGCTGCAAAACATGGAATTGTCGTAACAAATGCTACCGGAACAATTGATCAAGGCTATAAAGCGGAGATAGGCATAATACTAAATTCTATTGGACATTCAAATGAACCTTTTACGATTAAACCAGGAATGAAAATTGCGCAAGCGGTTGTTGCTTATGTGCCAAGAACGGAATTATTTCGTGTTTATGGCGTAAATATGAATTCAGATCGAGGACTTGATGGATTTGGAAGTACGGGACTTTAGATAATAATTATGTTTAGTCATTTTTCTCCCATTTTTAATTAGTTGACTCTTATTTTTATCCCGCCTCTATTTCTGTCTTTTGAGGTTCAGATGTAGCAATATTATCGTTTACCATAACATCTGTTACATCATTATTTTGGCTAATTACTTTTGCATCTTCCGCCGCCTGAAGTATGTCTATCACTGTCATAATATCAGCTTCTTCGATTTCTCTGTCTATCTCTTCCCTTGTGCTGTCTATGATCTCCGGCAATGTAATTCGTTGTAACGTTTTTTGAATTTCACGGTACATCGTTTTACTAACAGAAGCCGCTTGTACCTTCAATAAATTGTGTATGTCCTGGGCCAAATCATCGATGCTGAATTGTTTACTTCTTCTAATATTGATTTTATCAAATTTTGATGATTCATTCTGCCACATCAGCCATAATCTCAAAATTGCATATTCAGATTCTATCATATTGCGAGTTTTTTCTGTTAAAATAGAAGAAAGTTGACTGAACTGATATCTAAGTGCAACGCCACTCCTGGCCTCAGAGCTTTTTTCAAGCGCATGCACCCCAGCCATATGCGCTGTTTCATATATTTGATCAATTTTTGTTCCAATAAATTCAAGGCCACCGCGAATAGGCTCCAACACTTCAGATTCTAACCAATCTGGTTTCGACTGGGGTAACTCTGGATCAAATTCAAGAATACTCCTAACTCCAGACAGATCTTCACTATAGTTTCGTTCATCTTTATAGGGCTTCCTCATCATTGGGAACCCGGCAAATTTGATAATTTCCTGTAAAGAAGATAAGTCACGAATAATTGAAGCTGTAATGCGAGCTATTTCTGTAAGATCGCTAATGCCTGAAAATGGATCAACAGGACTTCTGACATTGAGAAACCAAAAGAATGGAATTTCGCCTAATGTATTTTCGCCTGAATCAATTAGCTGAGGATCACCCTGATTTCCTTTTTCATCTGTAGGTATTTCCCATCTTTCCCATGATTCTAGTTTCCATATTAAAAAATTATTTCCATCTTCATAGAGTTTTAAATATGTAAGCGTTGGCCTATTAGTCAATGGATGTCTCTCTACTGCCCAATCATATATATTTGGAAGTGCGTATATGCTACAGTATGGATATATTCCCATTGCAATTTCTTCAGCTTTATTTTGCAAATTAGAGCCAGCCTTATCAACTAAAATGCCGGCGCTACCATAAATCGATGATACTTTTTGTGCATTATTCATAAAAACGTTAAAATCAGTATTGTATAGATCGCAGTCTCTTCTAAACATTTGCCATTGCTTATCGGTAGCAAGTCCGCCCATATCACGCATAGCGTCTTTTTCCGTTAAGTAGAAGCTCAAGAGATTAATAATACTTGTTGCATAATTAAATACAATGGCTTCTTCTTTTCTCATTAGATAGTTTTCTTCTGTTTCACGGGGATGTCTCTTAATCGAACTGTCTATAAAGTCAGTACCTCCGACATAGGCAGTTTGATATAATGTCCAGTCTTTCAAATGTTTACTATATTCTACATGTTTTTTCATTAAATCTTCTTTTATCATTAGAGAATCTCCCAGAAACATTTATTCAAATAATTATCATCATGCGGTAAGTACATCCTTACTTCCAATGACGTGCGTTTCTACCTGGTTTATATTTTGGTTTTTGCGAATATCGTAAATATTGGCTCGTTGCATCTGCCATATCATCATGTTTTGCGTATGGGACTGATGTTAATTCTGTAACGTAATCATTCAACCATGGAGCGCGTGTTGGTACCCAGAATTTGCCTGCTTCCATAATGCCAGTCACAGACGAAAGCCTTGTTATTTTATCGGTTTCAGCCTTTATTGGAATGACTGGAATGTTTGTCCCTCTATTAAGATCTTGTATTAAACTTTGTCCACTTGCACGATCTTCAACTATAACGCGATTCGGTTTCCATTCATTAAACATTGCAATGGCTGCTTTTCTAAGATCTGGATATTCAAGACGTTTACGAAATACATCCAAAACGTAATAGTCGGAATCTGTTTCCCCAAATGTAATACAAACGCTTGGATCGTTCAGTTGATTTGCTTTGAATGCTGTATCCCAACTTTGAGTAATTTGCTTAAAGTCTTCAGGCTGTTTTTCGTAGTACTGTAACCATTCATACTTTACTATACTGCCCTCTTGCCCGACTGGATTTCCTTGGTAAAGAGCATTCCATGTTTGTATGCCAACTGCTTTTTTTATTCTAGTAAGACGTTCTTCGTCGTACATCTCTGGCCATAACGCATCGCCAACATTTCTCCCAAGGATATCTTCTTCTACCGCCATCGCTGGAAAATTAATAACAGCCCAACCTTCATCCTCATGCTCTTTCAGTAGCCAACCAACAAGATCATCGTTCACCCATCTCGTTTGAATGATAACAATAGCAGAGTTTCCAGACATAAGACGAGTGTACGCAGTAGATTGATACCAGTCACGCATCTTTATCATAAATAAGTCTGAGTTGGCTTCTTCTTGACCTTTTATAGGATCATCTATAAGTAGGCAATTGTGGCTTAATATATTATTGGCAAAAAAGTTTTCATTTTCCTCTACTTGGATATCATAGACATGTTCGCCTTTAGTGCATATTCTTGTAACCGTGGAAATGGTGTCTGCTTTGATTTGTGGTGAATCGCACATATTTTGCATGTTGTATTTAATCTGCTTTTTTTGAACGGCAACCTTGTCGCCGGATCGCAATAAACCGGCCTTCCGGTATCCGGATTCAAAGCTATATATACCATGGTCTCTGGTACATTCGATTTTATTTCCACTAAATGTTTCGATTCTGAAAATTTCATTAGCATTAATCATTCTCTTAGCAATGATTTTAGATAATGCTATTTTACCATTTTCATGATTATAACTCAATACTTTTGGTGGATTATTCATTAAATATAGAGTTCTTATTGATATTTTTCCAATTTCTGTATCAATAAGTGTTTTTCCAGTAAAACAATGTGCACCTCTTCCAGTGATTGCTCCACCAAGACCTACTGCAAAGAAATGACCACCTTCATCAGTCCCAACATTGCTAACACTTTGAGTATCTTTTGAAACTCTGCAATCTGGAAATACACTCTGAAATTGTGGACTTAATAATTGATTACGAACTTTACGGCCGACATCGCTTGCTCTATCGTGAGAGTAAGATGCAAATATAACTTGATTGGCTGGATTTCTACCAAGATACCATGCACTAAAAAATTCAGAGGCTAAGTAAGTTTTTCCGTGTCGTGGCGGCATCGTTATTATCAGTCGATCAATGTTTCCTTTCTCGACTTCTTCAAGACATTTTGCGATATACGCATGATGTTTGCCAATTATATATTCCGGCCATTGATATCGAACATAGCTTAGCAACCTACCAAAAGCATATTCTTCAGGAGTGACAATAGTCTTGCCTCTACCGCTATTGTTCAATTTCACCACCTTGTCCTAACATCTTCCTTTTCGGCTTTAATATTTTCGCATCGATGATAATGTTATCGGCAGCAGATGCAGCATTCACGATTGCATCAATCTCACTTTTGTCACGTTTTTGCGTAAAATTAAGATCGATATCTTGTTTTTCAGTGTATCCACGTTCTTTGGCTTGCGTCTTAAGGAAAAAGATAGTAGCTGCATTTGATACAAATTTATTGTTATCTTGCATGTTGTCGAACAGTATCGATTCAGCAACGTCTAATTTTTCTTCTTTAGCGGCTTCTAACATTCCCTCGAATCTAGCTTCATTCTCTACCCAATTGTTGTATGTGCCACGAGAGATACCGATAATTCTGCATGTTCTCGAAACATTAAAACCAGTTTTAGCAAAACATGCAATAAAATTCTTTTGCTGTCTTCGCTTTCTATCTTCAATTGCAATTTTGCGTCGCCTAGGACCTGTTGTTCTATATCCATTCATTTGTTTTATTTTCCCCGTTAATGAGCTAAATTGACTTGTCAAGAGTTTTCTGTGTAGTATGACTATGAATACCAACTATTGTCAATGCTTAATTTTAATTATCTTGATTTATTTACGCATTGTCAAGTTGATATGTTTTTCACAGTGTGCGTATTTTGTTTTTTAATGTGTTCAGATTTTTGGATATAGTTAAAACGTTGATCGTTTGATTGTGTTCACTTGTACGAATGCGAAACTCTAGGATCGGTGAGATACCGAGTAAATTGGAGGCGTGATGCCATGGAATTGAAACTTGACGAAAACGGTGTTGTAGCAATTGAAGATGGAAAACCTATTTATGTTCATGATGATGGATCTGAGATTCCGTTCGATGCAACTCAGGCTATCAAAAAGATCTCTAACCTAACGGAGGAGAAAGATCGTCATTATAAGAAATTCCAAGAAGTATCCGAACGGCTTGAATTATTCGGCGAAATTGAACCGGATGAAGTTATGGCAAAATTGAAGAGCTACGAAGAAATCGATATCGAAGAAGCCAAAAAAGCAATGGAAACTGTTTCAAATCTTAACGATGGAGATTTAGTCAAAGCTGGACAGGTTGAAACGCTAAAAGCTGAAATGAGAAAAGCGTTCCAGACAAAAGAGAATGAGATTAATAATTCGTGGAATAAAGAAATGGCAAAAGTTAAAGATCTTGTTCTTACGAAAAATTCCACGATTTATGAGTTAATGGTCAATAGCCGTTTTGCAAGTTCGCCGACAATCCTGGAGAAAACAACGTTACCACCAGATATTGCTGCGAATTATTTTTCAAAGAATTTCAAAGTTGAAGGAGAAGGCGCTGGCGCTAAAGTTGTTGGATACATTAACGGTGAACGTGTCTTTTCAAAAGAAAGACCTGGTGAGGTGGCAGAATTTGAGGAAGCACTCAACGTTGTCATTGATTCATATCCAATGAAAGATCGTATTTTGCGAGCAAGCATGGGTGGATCTAATGCCCAAGGAAATGTCGATGCCACTGCAAAATCGCAGCGTGAATTTTTGGCAGGCTTGCCGGCATCTGAACGACTGAAATATATTCATAGAGGATCAGCAAAGGCGGCATAATTTATTAGCAATGTAGTCCGCCCTGTTGCTGCAAAATTAAACATGCAAGAGCCTCTGGAAGGCCTGAATGAAGCGCATGTAAATGCTATTGCATGCGCGACTTTCCTTAATAGGAGGATTTTAAAAGATGGCTCTTACACTTATTGAAGCTTCAAAATTGGCAATGGGTCGGGATGAAACTCTGAAAGCAACTGTCATGGAACTGTATGCAAAAAGTTCTGATATTCTACAGTACATGCCTTTTGAAACCATTTCCGGAAATGCACTTTCGTTTAATCGTGAAAAAACCTTGCCGAATGCTGGGTTTCGCGGAATTAACGAAGCGTATGTCGAAGGTACCGGAGAGCTCGAACGCGTTACTGAGTCGCTGGCAATTGCTGGTGGCGAACTTGATGTTGATGTGATGCTTGTTAACACAACTGGCGTTGATCAGCGCTCTGTACAGGAATCAATGAAAATCAAAGCTCTGTCTCTTGCTATGACTAAGCAGTTTATCAAGGGCGATGTTACTACTGATGCGAAAGCATTTGACGGTATGCAGGTTCGATGTACCGGTACACAGAAAGTCGGTGCAAGTGCAACAACTGGTGTTGCCCTGAGTTTGGTTAAACTTGACGAATTGATTGATGCCGTCGAGGATCCCACTCACTTGGTAATGAACAAAACCATGAGAAGGCGTTTGTCTGCTGCTGCCAGAAATCAAAGCGTTGGTGGCTATATTACTTACGACGTTGATTCTTTTGGTCGAAGAGTAACTAAGTATAACGATCTTCCAATTCTTATTGTTGATAAAGACAATGAAAACACCGAGATTTTGCCATTTACTGAATTGGACTATAGTGCTACTTTTTCAAATACGACATCTATTTATTGTATGTCCTTTGACGATACTGGTGTTGTTGGTCTGCAGAATGGTGAAATGAGCGTTAGGGATCTTGGTGAAATCGATACCAAACCTGTCTATAGAACTCGTATCGAATGGTACGTAACTATGGCTATCCTGCGTCCTAAAGGCGCTGCAAGGTTATACAGTATTGGTAATTATGCTATAACCGCTTAATTGTTTCCATATTGACGTAACAGGTGTTCTGATGTCAAGTGGCGTCAGATAACACTTGTAGTAATAGATACATTTATTTCATGGAGGATTTAGTTATGTTGGAAAATAGAAAAGTAATTTGGGATGCATTGTGCGAAATGAAAGACAGTTATGCTGTTATAGCCAGCGCATTAGCATCCGTTGACAGTGTTGCAAAGATTTTTGATACAGGCGGCGGATTTACGGAAGGATTGATGGATATCTATGCAAGTGTTGTGACAACGTCAGTCTCTACTTCTTCAAATACCAATCATTATGTGGTTTCGTTGCAGGGAAATTCAAGTGCTACATTTGCAAGTGCATCCGATATTGTAGAATTGGCTAGTATCGAATTTGGTGATGCTGCTCAGCTTCGTGGGGGTAAGGATGTTGGCGCTGGCCTGTATAAATTGAAATGGAACAATATGTTCGGTGGTACGGTTTATCGTTATCTGAGAGCTTATACGAGAGTTTCTGGTAATGGAGCTGCTTCTGGTCCTGGTTCTATCGTTGGTGCTAGTATCGGTGCTGGGATTACCTATACGGCTATCCTTAGCAAGTAGCGTTAACATGTATATCAATCAATAAATCAGAGGGCGGGGCGCTCTGAATTATGTTTATAAACGGGGGGATATTTACTAGATGTCGAATAAAATGCGGAAGAAAAATAAAGGAAATAAGGAAAACGCAATCAAAATTTCTGCTTGCATGATGATTAAAGATGAAGAAGATAATCTTGGCAGATGTCTTAGTTCGATTAAAGATATTGTCGATGAAATAATTGTTGTCGACACCGGATCTACCGATAACAGCATTAAGATTTGCAAAGAATTTGGAGCAAAGGTATATAACCATCCGTGGGAAGATAATTTTAGCCTTCATAGGAATCAAAGCATTAGTTATGCTACTGGAGACTGGATTCTTATAATAGACGCCGACGAAGAATTTGTTCTCGATAATGTAGCAAAAGCCTTTCTTGTAAAACAACTCAAAAAAGTTCCAGACGGTATTGACGGTGCAGCAGTCTTATTCAAAGACATGCAAAAAAACCTCGAAGTTATGCAATTTAACTCAACAAGATTTTACAAAAAAGGTTGCATAAAATACGAAGGTATAGTCCATAATCAACCTGTAATGAAAAGCGGTAAAAAAGCAGGGATGCTTGAAAATATACATATGCTTCATTATGGATATGATTTAACACCAGAAGAAAAAGAAGCGAAAACAATAAGAACAAGGGGATTACTCGAAAAACGTATAGATAATGATCCGGATGATCATCTTGCGCATTTCTATTTAATGCAGCTTTATTCAGATAACAAAGACTATGAAAACGCTATTAAGCATGGCGAAAAATATATTGGATATAAGGATAAGGCGGAAAAAGCAAAACTATTTATGGATACTGTATATTATTGCATGGTGCGAAATTACATGTATCTTGAAAATAAAGAAAAAACAGAATGGTGGCTTAACCGTGGAATAAAGGAACTTCCAGATGATATCGATTTAGCAATGGCGCTTATAGAATATGGATCATGGCAGCGGAGAGGGGATCTTTTAGTCACTGGTGCAAATAAATTTCTTGAGCTTTATGATAAATATGAAAAAAATCTATCAATGAAGGGGAGTCGCTTTGTCTATAGTTTTACACCAGAGGGAAAAGCGTTCTGCTTATTCCACCTTTCAGCGTTTAATATTGCACAGACGGTTACTTCGTTGAACAAACTCAAGGAAATTGTTAGCGATACCAAGATGAAAAAAGAATACTCAGAAGGAATTACAAGAGATATGAAACGATTAATAGAAGCGACTAAGGCCGATCGTATTCATGAACTTTTTGAAGAAAAATCATTTAAGGAAAAGTCAATCATTATTCCCAACATGTCATCGCTTAATGTAGCACAATAATGGCACAATGATGGTATAGTGGTGATACGAAAATTAACGTTAGTGACTATTGTCAATATTAACAAAGGAGTGAAAAAATGATTCTTTATACATCGGAAGGAAATCAGGTTGAAATCCAGCATTCTATCGATATCAGGGAAGCACTTGGGACTGGTCTATATTTTGAGGAAAAGCAAGAAGAAAAAAAACAGAAAAAAGTAACAAAACAAAAAGTAGAAGAAGTGCAGAAAGAAGCTCCAAGACTAGCTCCGGAAAAAGTAAAAGATAAACCAGTGTTTACAGAAGATAAAGAAGCTAGTGTTGATTCTGGAAAGTTAAACAGAAGTTCTGGGTCAGCGCCAAAGTTTCGCAGTAAGTAGATGTTAAGGAGGTTGATACAATGGTGAAAGTATTTTTTCCAGATGGAAGCTCTAGGTTGGTTACTGCAGTTGAAGCTGATACATTGATAAAATCAGGCATGGCTTCTATCAAACC